AGATTATTCATCAATCTTTAAAAGCAACAGAATCTTCTTGGATATTTGACCAGAAAAAAGATCAAGTTCCAACAGTTGGTGACTTACAACATACAGCAAAACAACTGCTTGATTCTGTGATTGAAAAAGCAGAGGTTCTAGGACCTTCTGCTTATTATATTAAGGGTAGTGGAGGATTTGTTGTCTCATACTATGGCGATCATTTTCCTGCGAAAGAATTAGCTGGAAATTTATCTCTCACTTTTAATATTTCAAATGTTTCTTTATCCTATCGTGATGTGGCAGGAGAACATCATACAGAAAAACGAAAAACAATTGAAGATGATGTGTTTGAACTTAAAGATGATGTAAAAAAGATGTATGCTATTTTACAAGAACTTAAAAGAAATCAACCATATCATATTCAAAGTTTAGCAGACTAAGGAGAAATATGACAGTTTATCTTGTAATGTGGAAATCAACAAAATCAAATGGTGTTTCAGCAGTTTTTAATTCACAGGCGGCGGCTGATAGAGCATGTGAAATGTTTCGTGAAAGCCGTGAAGATTCTTCTACGGCATTTCATGTAGCGCCATTTCTTGTTCAATCAGAAGAGTTTTTAGATGATACAAGTAACTAAAGATGCTGCTGATGCTTTATTGGCATCCTACATGGCAGAAAATTTAGAACCAAAAGAAACAGTTCTTCGTGTTGGTGCGAACTCAGGAGGTTGTTCTGGTTGGTGTTGGGAACTCGAAACAAATTCAAAAGGTCAAATCGGAGAAGAAGATGTGACCTTTGAAACAAATGAAATTCTTGTTGCCGTCAACAAAGAACTTTATGAAACTGTGATTGGTCCCGTGAAGATTGATTATAGTCAGAAGAATCTTGTTGAGCAGGGTTTTGTATTCATTCGTGAAAGCGGTCAACAATGTGGTTGCGGAGAAAGTTTCACACCTTACCAGTGAGGTCTTATGAAAAAAATTTTTATATTATGTTTGTATCTTTTCGTATCTTTTACAATCTATGCTTGGGAAGACGAAATCGTATTTGAAAAAAATGGGAATGTTTATGCGGTAGGAATCTCTCGCTGGTTTGAAAGATTAGACCGCTCAGTGTATGATGCTTATTTGATGGCTTTGAAAAACTATAACATGTTTCATAACATTGATGTTTCCACTGAATACTTGGAAGAACTTCAAAATGGAAAACATTTATCTTCAACGGAAAAACTTTCTGCTTCTTCAAGAAATCAACTAAACACTGCAAAAATTGTTCGAAGAAAAACAAAAAAAGACATTGCTTCGGGAATGTTTCAAACAAGAATCCTTCTTCAACTAAAAGGACCAGAAGAAAAATCTGGTTATCAACCACTCAGTCTTTATATTCATCTTCATTATTCATTGGATCGGTGTCTGTTCACTGAGAATACAATTGAAACAGACTATGGAGATTTGAATTCAGGATCTCATTTATTACGAATGAAAGGGCATGAAGTGAATTCAGGAGCAGAATATATTGGAGAAATTCCCTTCAATTTATTTCTTGAAGAGTGTGAATATAAGATTCTGATTGCGGACAATCAACAATACGGTCCATATCAGACGGACCGTTTTCGCCCAGATGGTCTTCACGGAGACCAGCTTCCCAGTGGCTTAGGACGCCCAAGAGAAATTTTTTAAAAAAGCCTTGACTTTTTGAACCAATCTGATATGATCTGATCGTTAAGTGATTGATGACTAACCTCAACGAGAGATGACCATGACAAGAGCAGAGTACGAAGCAAAATTTTTCTCACGATGTGTACCAAAAGCAAAAAGTTCAACTAAAGGCAGCAAGCAGTTCGATGCGGACCTTCGCACAAAGCAAGTTCAGTTCTTAGAGTCAGGTGGTAGTGCGAACACGGAGAATTTCATACCATCCTCTTCAGCACTCAAGGTTCGTCGAATTGAAACAATCAACGGTAAAAAATTCAAAGTAATCTCATGACAGAAAAAGTAAATCACCCAATACATTACAACCACCACCCTTCGGGGGTGGAGGCGATTGATATCATTGAGCATATGATATTTAATTTAGGTAATGCCTTTAAATATATCTTTCGTTTCAATCTTAAAGGCGGCCTTGAAGATATTGACAAAGCAATTTGGTATCTTGAAAGACAAACGAAGAATCCAAACACACTTCACTTTGAGATGCCCGATGCTGTTTATCTCAAAATTCAAAAGTTTTTGGAAAAAGAAGACGATCCTGATTTGAAAATTGTATATAATAATATTATTCAATATCAATTTTATGGTGAACATCCAAAAGTATTATGGGAATCAATTGAAATTTTACACCGTCTTGAACAGAGGTATAAATGAAACTTCTTTTTTGTTTTGCACTTATTATATTGCTTGCGTCTTGTAGTAGTAAAAATTATCGACTTTGTGATTTGGAGCATTATGAAAAGGCTTGGTCTACTGCTGATTTGGTTCGTTGTAAGTAGTTGTAGTTATTCAGAAAGTTTTATCATGGGTCAATGTGAAACCCGTGGTGTTGAAAGTGAATGGTGTAAAAAGCATCGTAAAGAATTTATTCAACAATACACGAAAAAATTGCCAGACTATGAGTGTGATCCTGGTATTCCACCTCGTTCGAAGGATTTTGTTCATGTCAAAATGGTCAATGATGCTGTTGAGCAAAAATCTGTTCTCACAACTTGGTCTATATGGGCAGGTCATGGAAAAGTATGTCATAATATAAGTACATTAGATTTAGAATATAGAGTGATTGACAAATATAAAACAGATCTTTTTACATCACCTACCATTTTTATCGACCGTAGTATGGAAAAAGAAACAATTGACAATATCATACGTCACTATCAAATACATGAAGGAAAGTATGGTAGAAAATTGCCCTTGGGTATTGAAAATAAATCTGAATTCTATGCGAATAAAGTTCTGAAAAAAAATTATAAAAAGAAATCTCATTGGTCTTCAAATAAAAAGGTTACAGTTCCTTTTCAGTTTACAGAAGAAATAGCACAACGAATACATAATGGTGAGATTATTATTCAAGGTAATGGGTATATCAAGAACCCAAATTATGAATCAATCAAGAATCGTAAACCAACACCTTTTGATAAAGTACCTTTAGCAAAGCCAATGTCTTCAGCTAAAAAATTAGAGTATGTGAAAAATAGTGAATTTATGAGTTTTCGTAGTTGTAAATGTTCTGCTGTTGAAAGACTTGAATTATGTATTCGTAAATATAAACAGCATCTTGAAACACCAATTACTTGGCGTTATGCTTCACCAAGATATGGAGGATGTCAACAATGGGAATAAAATATGTCATATGAAGTAATCGAAGAAGACGATAGTTTTTTAGAAAATTCTGATTTCTCTCAAATCTATGAACAATTATTTTCAAATGTTATACAACAATGTAATTTTCGTTCGTGGTATGAAATCTTAAGAATTTTAAATAAAAATGATAGCACAACACCTTCAGCAAAAAATCTTCAAACAAGAACTTATAATTTGTTGAAAAAGTGTTTGAATAATATGCTTGAAAATCATACTGAAAATTGTTCTGTATCACAAGAACATATTCATGTAGAAATTTATGGTTTGAATTATCCTGATCCAGAAAGACAAGGTGAAATTAGTGTTTCATTTTGTATAGAAGAATTTATGGCAAAACTTTCTGATGTTTTCGTTTTTAACGAAGCGCCAGAAGAACTTCATCTTTCTCATGATGAACGAATTGCTTCTCTTGAGAATCGTGTAAGAACTTTGGAGAAAAAGATTGGTTTATAGGGGGGAACTATGTCACCAGCAAATTTTCGAAGATGGCGAAGAATTTTAGTTTGGAGCATTCTTGTTGGCTCAACAATTTTTTTACTTGACTTTCTTTACTTGGCAAACATGTAGCCGCTTCATCAGGAAAGAGTGATACTTGATGGCATACCACACACCATACAAAATGTCCTTGGCACTTTTCATGGTTCTGTAAGTTGTGACTATGAGGTATAAATCACTCAACTCTCAACTGGCACTCTGCGGAGTGCCCTACTCTTTTAAATTATGGTCACACAAATTGAATTTCGTAAATGTTCCTATGAGCAGTTCTGTTCAGAACTTGCTATTCTCGATATCGGTGATAAAACTGGAACATTTCAAGTCAAACAACATCTAAAGCCATTTCTACTTCGTGTCTGTCGAAATCCAAATGACTTGCGACTTGACCTATATGAAGACTATACGAAAAAGCTTTATGAAATTTTAGTTACAAATGCGGTAGAATCGTTTGATTATTTTATTGACAAATACATTTCACTCAATAAACCTCTTGAAAAATATTTGTATCTACCAAAGAAATCATCTCTTGAAGGAAAAGTTTTTAATGGACAAAAGAATGCTTGGCTAGGTCGTTTCTCAAAGAATCTGAATCATCAAGAATTCTTTAGCACTAAGAAATATTCAGACAAAGATAGTGAGTATACCTATGGTTTACTTCGTGTGATGTATGAGAAGTTTCACATAAGAAACTCCATGGCTTGTCCAGCTTTCTTTGATTCAATTCTCAAGGCTCAAAACTATGGTGCTTTTTGGAAAGCATTCATGTTAGGTTGTAATAAACCTTCAATCTTTAATCCTCACACATACTATTCAATTCTCTCTGAATGTTTTTCAGGTGAAGTTTTATTTGCTCCTGTGATGGGTTGGAATTCTTATCAGATTGGTTTTCAAAACAGTTCTTTTAAACATATGATCACAACAGATGTGATTCCTTCTGTTGTTGATAACTCAAGATTAGTCACAAGATTATATGATCAGAATCCTTTTATTGAAGCAAAACAAGTAGATGCTTTTCTTTCACCAAGTGAGAAGTTAGGTATTGGTTTTATTCATGAATATCAGAACATGGTAGATGCTGTTCTGTTCTCACCACCTTATTATAATCTTGAAGTCTATGAATCAGGAGAACAATCTTATAAAAACTATCCAAGTTACAGTGAGTGGCTTGATTGCTATTGGAGGGTAACTCTTCAGACTTGTGCTGAAGTGATGAAAAGAAAAGCCAAAATCGGCTTTGTGATTTCAAACTATCGGGGTAATGATTCTTTCTGTGCTGATATGACAGAGATCGCAAACTCAATCTTTGTTCAAAAAGATGTTTATTCTGTCAAGTGGGCTGCTCAAAGAGGCAGTCGAGCACCTAAGAAACAAGCACAAGGCAATCTTGAAAATCTTTATATCTACTCCAAAATATAACTCTAAATACAGGATAACATGAAAGAGATCGACATTATTATAAGTATTACAGGCTTCGTTTTATACTCTTGTGTATTCTCATTAGCGATAGCCAGTAGCATGTATTGACCCAGTGAATAATCATTAACACACTTACTGTAGGGTCAATCAGTGAGTGTATAAAATCTTGAAAGGAAATAATGAAAAAATTCCTCTTCCTCTTCTCTCTTATCTTTTCTCTCTTTATTTCAATTGCTTACGCTGATAAACCAAAAGCCGCATTCGTCTATGTAGGGCCTGTAGGGGACGGTGGTTGGACCTACGCCCACGATCTAGGACGTCAAGAACTTGAAGCCGCTGGCTACGAAACAACTTATGTTGAATCTGTTCCTGAGACTGATTCGCAGAGAGTTCTTCGTAATTTAGCAAGGCGTGGTTATGATGTAATCTTTACAACTAGCTTTGGGTTTATGGATCCAACTCTTGAAGTTGCGAAACAATTTCCCGACACAATCTTTTTACATTGTTCTGGATTTAAAACAGCAGACAATATGGGCAACTATTTTGCAAGAATGTATCAAGCAAAATATCTTGCCGGTATGGTTGCTGGTATGACAACAAAAACAGATAACATTGGTATCATTGGTTCACACCCAATTCCTGAGATTGTTCGGCATATCAATGCGTTCACTCTTGGTGCCCGATCAGTGAATCCTGATGCAGAAGTCAATGTTCTTTGGGTCAATTCTTGGTTTGATCCTTCAAAAGAAGGCGCTGCGGCAAACACATTGATGGACAATGGAGCAGATGTTGTTCATATCACAACCGATTCAGCCGCCGCAACACAAGCTGCAGATAAACGAGGAAAATTTGCGATTGGTAACGATTCTGATATGACTCTTTATGGGCCCAAGGCTCACTTGACCGCACCTATTTTCAACTGGGGACGATACTATGTCGATGTAATGAAACGAATTGAAGATGGTTCATGGACTTCTTCAAGCGAATGGTGGGGCATTGAGACTGGTATCATTGACTTATCAAAATTTGGACCAATGGTTCATACAAAAATAAAAGATATTGTAAATAAGAAGAAGCAAGATATTATGTCAGGACGATTTGTTGTATTCGAAGGACCTATTTACAATCGTGATGGTGACCTCGCTATTCAAGATGGAATTGTTCCAACTGATTCAGAACTTCTTTCAATGAATTATTTCGTTGAGGGTGTAAACGGAAATCTATAATTAACAGAGGCCAATGAGAAATGAAGGAATGATGTTATTTTTTATTTTAGCAATACTAATTGTTTTTCTCATTGGTTTTCCAATATTAGAAGACCTTGTAATGCCAGAGGAGATCGGGTAATGACGCAATATACAAGAACAATTGTTTCAAATCAAAATTATGTGGTATCGAATGCACAAGATTTACTTCGTGATGAATTGAAATATCTTGAAAGTTTACCAGAAGAACAAATGTGTGATGAACTAATTGATGAATTTCTTGGAAGTAAACGAATCAAACATGTGCCGATGTTTGTCGAAACACTTAAGAATTTCCTTACAAAGGGCTCTGCTTCATTGACTCGATCAAATATCAAAAAATATCCACATTTACATATTGTGTCCGATATGAAAGGTGAATTGATTGCTTATGTTTATAATCGTGGTAAAGCACGAAACACAATTCACAAATCACCAACTGATGTTTTCTTTGATTACTTTGATAATCGTTAGAGGAGAAAAATGAATATCAAATTATTTTATACTAAAAAACTTACAGAATACTGGGCCTTTGAAATTGAGCTACTTCGCTGGTTTGGCACAAAGGGTTGGTTTCCAATCTATGAAAATAATTTGTCCGCAAAGATTCGTGGCTCTCATTGCGGGTTTTATTGGACATTCAATCTATTGGGTCTTAAAATTATTGAATTCAATATTTACGACACAAGACATGATGAAAATGAATACGAAACGAGTGATATCAAAAAAGAAAAATAAGGTTATATGGAAATTGGAATGATGTTTGGTGTTGGGTTTGCGCTGGGAATTATTGTTGGCCTTCACATTTCAAGAATGTGTTGGCCTGAATATGATGAATCTGTATGGGATCGAAAAAGACGTGAAAAAGAAATAATTGATGATGCTCTTGAAAAGGAAAGAACGAGACTTCAGGAACCCCAATCAAGATAGTTGAATTCATTGATTTCATATTGAATATCTTTTCTCACTCGTCCTAACATTTTTTCTCTCTTCTTTTCACTACAGAATGGAACTGAAAAGAATTGTCGTATGGTAGGACGAAACCATCCAAAGCAAAAGCTGAACACACCTAACTGTAATCTCCACTTCACTGAATTCAAATAGATTGTATGAACTGGCAATGCGGGAGCGCCGTGTGTCAAATAAGTATACACAATCTTATTCTTTAACAAAGGCATGGGTAAACCATATGTCTTTGTGATTTGCTTAAACTTATAAGCAAAACCTGGCACAAAAATCTGATCAAAGAATCCTTCCAACATTGAAGTACAACGAAACCACCAAACAGGTGACACAAAGATCAAATGTGTTGCTTCTGTGATCTTCTCTTTATATTTTTGAATCAATTCACTATTTTTTTCTGCTTGAAATGCCGCATGAAATTCATCTTCATAAAGATCGATAATTTCAAATTCTTTACGAACAGATGAAAGTTCTTCAACTAAAGTCTTAACAATTCCTTGGTGATTAAAGCTATCTTTTTTATGATAGCCTATGATGATCAGAACTTTCATGAGAACACTTCAAATGCGGTGACTGTTCCACCATTGATATTGAATTCAGCAGTTCCTGTGAAATTATGAAGTCTCAAGTCAAATGAGGTTGAATCTGCTGTGATCGAATCACTGAGACAGGCAAAGGGTATGTGAATGTTTTGGCTATCAGCGGCTCCGTATCCAACTGAGCCGTCGACAAGTAATGTTGTCATATCATCTCCATCAATGGATAATTGTGCTGAATCTGTTGTGTCTGCGCTAATTCTTTCAAGATTGACTGAGCCAGTCAGATAAACTTTCGAGCCCTGGTGAAGCCCTGTGAGATCCAGAGAAATCAGAATTGTGTTTTCGGTCAATCCAGGACCGTAGCCAATTTGCGAAAAATTGAGCAATTTCATATGACCGGTGGGGAAGTTCACGCTTGATGATAAAGTGCCGCTGGTGACGCTTCCAGACGCATCCACGATGAAATTATTTGCTGTGATTGAGTTCCCCGTTCCCGTCTGTTCAATTCTCACACCGCTATTTGCATTTGAAAAACGAAACAATGCTTCTGTTTCGTTTAACAGAATTTGATTGTTTGAATCAAAATGTTCAGCATTCAAAAGCTGATAGATTCCTGAACGATTTGAAATACGATTTACATAAATTACACTATTGTTTGGCATTATGTTTACCTAAAGACTTGAATTGAAATGCGAGGATGATTTGTGTATGCCCCTGCAGAGTCAGTTGCACGAATGTTAAAACGGTCTATCCAGAAATCATGGGAACCATTACCATTGAATTGCTGTGTATCTAATTGAGCGTAGCCACTGCTTGTGCCCCCGCCTGTTCCTGTGATAGTTGGTGAATAATTAATGTCAGGCATTGGTGTCTTGAAGTGAACAGAGTATTTCCCAGTTTCATGTCGGATCACTTTGCTGATGTTTCCAGAAGCGAGTATTTTACAATGAGATTCACCATTTACTGTTGTGAAATCTGTTCCGTCAAAAGTACAGAAAGCACGGCAGGCATATGAAGGTAGTTCTGAGTTGTCAGCATTAGTAGCGGCTCCTCTCGATGCATCCGTGTCGAGTTCACTGTAAGCAGTTTGAGCAAGAGCCACAGACCCAGAAACAGCCTTGTACTTGATGCAGTAAAGGACACCAGCGTTAAAGGATCTGGTTTCTGATCCGTGTCTAGGAAATCCATTTCCATCATGCTCACCATAGCCGGCATCTCCTCCGGGGGTGGCCTCGTGTAAGTGTTCAACACCAGAGTTGTCACCGCCTACTGAGTTAATTGTATTTCCCCAAGATCCAGTAGTGTCATATCTTATATTGTGATAGTGCCCTTGAAGCTCATCTTCTTGGAATTCACCGACAGTACTTGGCCCATACTTTTCTCTACCATTGATTGAACCATTGCCAATCCCTCTCAGGAAAGAGCCTTGTAGATCTGGAAGTTTGAAGTCACTTGCTCCGGTTCCTCCCCATGTTGTTCCAATCGCAGCAAAAAGGTCAGCATATTCAGGATTGGCAACGGAATTGAGTGTGCTGCCATCACACACTAGCCATTCATCTGGAGCATTCTCCATTGCAAACGGTGCGATCATTCCGATAGGAGAGGTTTCAGAGATGACAGTTCCACCAGCAGATCCAGAAGACTCACCGATTTCCATCAAAACTACTTCTGATGTATTCGGCTTCCCACCGCTTGGATAGTTAAACCAAACATATGGGGAGCCTCCTTCTCCTCCTTTTGCTCTTAAAGTATAAGTGTTTGTTCCAGCAATTGGATTTTCATCTAATGCAATCATGGATGTGCTATTTAGTGCCCATCCTGTTGTACTTGAAGATATCATATTATAGTAGCTTAGAATGACATCTCGATTATGATTCAAGATCTCCCACTCACTTCTTTCGCTTCCTTCCCATAAATTGACAAATGCCAGATTTATATAAACTTGATTTCCTGCCTTTATGTCATCAATAGAAAATGACCAGAGATCTGCCCATGAAGTTGTATGGTTATTGATTGCTTCACTTGTTTCGTGTCTAACAACTTGCTGAATTACACCACCACTGCCAGCAACATTAGATCCTCCTTCTCCAGCGGCTACATTTCCATTTGTCCATTTGTTATTCTCAGCATCCCAAATCAATGCTTGACCGTTTGTGACTGAATCAAGAGCGATATTACCAATATCATCTAGTTGACCAATGAATGTTCCTGTTGAACCAGAGGCTTCATGAAGTTCTTCTGGAGTTAGGTCCTCTGTGACCCATGAGTTGTTCACATATTTTGCTTTTTTTGATGAGTCATCAAATGCTGGTGGAGGAAATTCCGTAGCATCTGCTGGCATCAAATATTCACCAGGACGAGCAGGATTTGGTTGTGCCCAAGTGACCTTACCAGTTTTCGTTGAATAAACTTTCTTCATCGCCATTTTTTATAACTCCTAATATTTTATACAATAAAAAGCTGCAGCATCACCAGGACCAGCAATTGTTAGGTCACGAAAATCTGGTATGTTAAAATTGTTTGCTCCTGTTCCACCCCATGTTGTACCGATTGTATCGTATAGTTCAGTAAACATCGTATCAGCTACACTATCGAGAGGAGAGCCGTCACAAAAAAGCCAGCCAGTTGGCAAGTCACCCATTGCAAATGTAGCAATGAAACCTACAGGTATTGGTGTTCCACTTCCAACAGCAAGTGTTTTACCATCAGAATGTGCGTAATCAATGATTTCTTGAGGGAGTGCCGCTAAGGAAGCACTCATGATAAGTTGCGCCATGGTTTCTTATGAATAGGTTATAAATTTATATACCTTATTTATCTAAGACCTTTTTATACTGAAGAAAAGAATTTAGATGAACTGAAGCAGAAATATTAACTCTTTCTACATTTTTATATTTTGAATCATAACGAATAGGATTCACGGCATGATTGAGAAAAGATGGAAAGATAATCAATAAACCTGAACACGGACGAACAAACATTCGATCTTGACTTGAAAAATTATAATATGAAAGTTGAGGAAATGGTGAATATACAATAAGTTCACCACCTAAGTTTAATTTTGGATCAGGTGCCTTATGATAATAAACACCATTCACCAAATAATCAGGATGTTGATGGGCAATCAAACCAGATTCATTTGAATTTTGTTTCACAATCCATGAATCTAATTCTAAATCTTCTTCAGGATTAATTCTTTCCCTATCATGTTCATATAAACAATGACGATGTATGTAATCTTTAAATTCATTTTGAAAAATCCAAGGAAGTAACGAGAAAGAATCATTCTTAAAGATTTTATAGTTGTAAGGTATTTTGTCTTCGGTTGCATTTTCCATGTCAACACCAAATTTTGAGCCATTTCCAATGTTACCTTGTGTTTGTAGAAAAACAGTTTTTTTCATAAACTGATTGATTTCTTTTCCAATTTCATCTTTGTTTGGTAATTCTTTCACAATTATAGGAACTTTAAACAATTCAACTGTAGACATAATTTTTCTTTGGAAAAATGTTCATAAAAATAGCTTGAGCATATCTTGTTTCATTACAAAATTGTTTTGTAGGTGTTCTTTGTCCATGTATAAATTGATCACCAGGAAATAGTATCGCACGATTTTCTTTTCCTTGAATTGTCAAATCAATGTTCAACAATTCTTTTGGACAATAAGTTGTGCCATATGTACTGTTAAATTTTTCAATCGGTTTTTTTGGAGAATAAAAAGAAAAGCCCTCACCTTCCTCATAATGTTCATTGAGAAAAATCAACAAAGCAACCATACCAATCGCATCAACAGGTGGATCTAAATGAGCAAAACAATAAGAGTTTTCATCATAAAGCGGACCTTTTTGAAAAACATTGACCAAGATATCACCAACAGTCAGAGCTTGAAGATTTTGGTTTTCTAAATCAAGAAGTTCTGTAACATGTGTATTCAATTGGTCACGATATGGAGGAATAGTTCCTCGCATTCCCACAACATGTGATTTTCTACCTAAGAAAAAATGTTCTTTTGTTTCTTCAAATGTTTCGGGTAAACCGACCTGACAGACAGGAAGTTTATTCACTTCATGACGAACAGCAGAAATATCGGAATAAAAGGAATCGATTAGATAGATTGTTTTTGAAGAAAGTTTTTGTGTTGAGATTTCCCAACGATTACTACATTCAAAAACCTTCGGGGAAAAGATTTGTAGGGGTTGGTTCTTTTGGCCAGTGTTCATATTTTTTCAAACGAAATTCATTGTCAATTGTTGGCATTGGAATTTCACCACGGTCAATACGACCAGGCAATTCTCTCAATTCTTTACGATATTGTTTCCATTCTTCTACATCTCCTCGTTCATAATCAGGAAGCATTCGCCAATCTGTCAGACTGATTTTATAGTCTCTTTGTGCTCGAAAGATTTCCATCACATTCGGAACATAATCAGGAACACTATCTTCAAAGATTGGTGAAGGATCTTGTTTCTCAATAATCACTTCCTTGTCATAAACAGTCCATTCAGAATCTTCATAAACAGCATACTGATCCTCTGAGAAGAAAGGAGGTTCCTCTTGAGTATATGTATCGGGAATTAAAAAACCATCATTTGTTGGATGTCTTTGAGCTTCGTAGGGAAGACCTGTTGAAATGGAGTAGATGATCATATCAATACTTTATACAAAAATGAATAGCAATATTTCTAGGACGAGTTTCAGAACCAGCACCTGGTGAACCAGTTCCAAAAGAAAGATAGTCTGAAAGTCTCAATGTTGTTTTATCGTATCCAGTTGCTACCCATGAACCATCAAGGTCTCCATCACGCTGTCCCCACCAACTTGCGCCACGAATATTTGTGTTATAACTTTCATGTCGATGAGCTTGATAAGACATGCCTTGGTAAGTAGCCATACCTCTTCCACTATCCGCACCACGACCAGCATCCCAACCACGAAGAAACTCACCACGAAGATCAGGTATTCGAAAATTTGAACTACCTGATCCTCCCCAAGTTGTGCCAATTGCTTGATATAAATCAAGAAAGATTTTATCTTCTACAGCATTCAACGTTGCGCCATCGCAACGAAGAAAACCGTGAGGAATTGAAGAGTGAGCAAATGGAATAATTGCTCCAGCAAAAATGTCACCAAGAACACTCATAATATATTCTCAATTAAAATGCTACAGGAGCTAAAGAAGGATATTCAGTTGAATGAGGCATCGCCAATTGGTAATTATCACCACAACCACTAATTAAAAGCTGACCATCACTTGTAAGAACGTGAAGATTCATATATCGTTCATGTCCAACAAAAATAGCATCTACAATAAATTTATCACAAATAGCTTCAGTCAATCTAGTTTTGTTACTTTGGTCACCGACTCCTAATTGACCGTAACCATTATATCCACAAGCATACACTCGTCCTTGGTCTGTAAGAACACCAAATACATTATGTCCATTTTGACCGTTACAGAAAATCTTGATTGGAAGTTCACCATTTTTAAACATACTCATATCTACTTCTGTCCACGAGGCTCGGGCAGAAGTATCACCAACACCAAGATTTCCAACTCCATTATATCCAGTAGAGTATAATTTATTATCAGTCTTATAAATGTAAGATGCGGGATAATCATAGTAAGTATCATGGCAGAATAGCTCAACATCATCAGTAGAAGGAACTGGAATTCGTGAAGAAGAATTGACTGTAGAACTTCCGCTATTCACACCAATACCATGAGAACCGTATCGATCTCCACCCCATACATGAAGAGACTTATCAGCAAGACGGCAGAATGAACTATGCGGTCCAGCCCAAATATCTGTGACCACTTGATTTGTGATTGATCCGCTGTTCAGATGAAATGGTGTGGCAGCATTTGTCGATGAGTTATTTCCTAATTGATAATCACCATTATAACCCCATACATGTAATCTTCCTGTACTATCAATTGAAAGTCCATGTGTGTATTCTGCTCGTCCTAAACGAACTTTTTCTACAGTCACACCTTCTGAAGTTTTTAGATTATCAAAATATGCAGACTTAACAAACCAGGAACTTTCTGATGTATCACCACGACCAAGCTGGCCATGAGCATTATAACCTGTCATATAAAGAAGACCGTTCACACCAATAACTGCCATACAGTTATTGTTTTGTGAACCACAAGGAACTTGAACATCTACTACTTTTGTTGCTCCTGGATTTCCATCATACAATGGATTCGCACCGTCATTGCGTTTCATTACATTTTTTGGCATGTAGTTGTTACTATTTGTACCACAAACACCATTTTGATTTTCACCCCAAGTCCAAAGGTCTCCATTTTTGTCGATCAAAGCAAAACCATACTGATGTGATTTAACAAGCATTGGAGTATTATCAACAGCATGATACGCAATTCCTGGAAATCCAAGAGGGAAAGGCATACGATGTGTTTTTGGGCGGCTAGAATTATTTGTTCCTAGCCCAAGACCATAATGACCACCATGCCCCCAGCATCTTACTGAATCATCTTCCATCATACAAAATTGTTCATATCCGTTCATTGGAACACCTTCAAATCGCAATAAACTTTTAACACGATTTGAGCTTGTTGTATATGGTGTAACCCATTCAGGCATATTTGTATCAGCATTGATTGAAAGAACTTCTCCTTCATCACCAATTGGCAATCGACGTAGTTGATAGCCATCATGATAAATCAAATCTCCTGGTGTTGTTGCGACATCACGGGTTCCTTGAGCAAAGGTATCCCATTCAGTTACATCGAAAGCACCTGATGTTGATTGTGCCACCTTACAGATGAATGTATCAGCACCATTGCTCACAACATCCTGTTCATGATATGTAAGATTGGTGTCGAACTCACCTTTCCAAGTGATGGCTACTTTTCCTAAAATTACGTTTGCCATGGTTTTCTATTCCTTTTTTAATATTAGAAAATTATTTTACTAGGTACGTGAATGTCCACATCATGAAGTTGACCATTCACACCTGCGTAACCTGCGCCTGAGGCGAAAACATCACCTTTATCTGTAAGAACATGAAAAGACCAATAAGGTTGCCAGGTTCCTCCATAATTATGATATATGTATCCGGTATGAGTTGCTTCAACAATTTTATCGTTACCTACAGGATAATAAGCATTATCATATCCAACATAATCATCATTTGCAGGTTCGCCTACCCGTGTGGAACTAGCATGTCCTAATCCTCGCCAACCTTCGTAATTACAACCTGTTGTCCACACACGACCATCTTTTGTCAAGGCATATCCCATTGAATTAAGATTTGACTTATACCAAGTGAATTCCTTAATATTATCATTCCAATATGTGTTGTCGAGTTCATAGATAGGATTTGTATCCCAATCAACAGGTCCAGTTGGTGTGCAGTGGTTGCCCGGCCAAGGCGCTTGTCCCCAGCGATTTGGTCCACGATAAATCCAACGACCATCTTTTGTTCTTGCTATTGCCATTGGCCAAGCACCATTACCAAACCAAATATTACTAATATTTTGTCCTGTTTTATAAGACTCATTATGAATGGAATGTGACCAACTTGCTCCAGGTGAACCCCAACTTTCACCATCATGGGAGTCACTTCTGTGATAGAAATCACCATTCTTAAATAGTATTCCTACCATAGCATAATAGTTATTATTGCTTGTATGGCGATAACAACCAACAGCGGAAAACTCATGAACTTTGTCAGGTAAGAACAAAACTCTATTAAATTCAGTTGTAGAATAACCTAAGAAATTTGCCTTAGAATGTCCTACGGTCCATAAGTTATCATCTTCATCAATCATACCAGTTACGTAATATCCATCTGAAGAAATTTTCTTGATTGGATGTTCGGCTGTGAATGGTATAAGTGCGGCTTGGTATCTTGTTCCACCACCTCGTCCTTGAATACCATGAGGATTATCTTGCCCCCAGGAATATACTTTCCCAGATTCAGTTAAAGCGAAGTAAGTATCATAACCCCATTTTCCAATTTCAGCAAAGCAAAAAACATCTTTAACTTTTTCATTACCAATTGGAGTTCTTTCATTCAGATTGACCATTTGTCTTTGATGGCCTTGATCTTCATTTTTTGTTGCGCCACCATAATGAAATTGATGACCTGCTCCCCAAAGTTGACCATCACGGTCTATACAATGAATGGAAACATGTCTCGTCATTGTTTTTACAATTGGAGGTGTTCCTTTTGGGAAATTAATTCGTGTTGGTGTATAATCACCAGTGGCGGTAGTATTATCTTTGGGACCCTGCCCTGTCAAATTATAAGAATTATTCCACCCCAAAGAACGAACAGAACCATCCCACATAACATAAGATATATAGTGGTGATTATGCCAGAAATTACCACAACCACCCATAAATCCATAATCAGATGATTTAGGTATAGATGAGAGTGCTTTGACTTTAGTTCCATTACGGTCATAGGGATGTTCAAAATTTACTTCACCGTTGCGAACATATAAAAATTCTCCGGGAAATCCAGAAACAACAGTAGAATCACCACCAACAATAATTTCACCTTTTGAAATTGCTTCGACTTGACCTCTGGCAAAAATCTTAAATGATTGTGTATCTCGTTCATAAGCAAAGGCCGCACCATCTTTATAGACAACATCTTTGTCTTCATAATCAATTGATTCAGAATAGGGACCTCGCCAACGATATCCTAATTTTTTGTAATCTATATGCATTTTTTATACTACCATTACTAGGTTATTGTTAATGAGTTGAAAACTTGCTGCTCCGACCATCCAATTTTCTTCTTCTTGTAGACTAACTTGATCAGCCGCTTCAGCAGTATACCATTCGAGTTCTGAATCACCTGATAAAAGCGATAGACGATAGAATTGTGAAGGTGTTGAACTTCCACCAGAACCCGCACCAATCACACTAGGTCCAAGAGTAACATTATCAAGAACTGTTGTGCCTCCAGACTCACTTAGAATACTATCTCCACCACTGCTTTGAATTGTATCGGCATCAGGTAACGAAATCAGAGGTAATAAGTCATTTCGTATATCAGCAAGTGAATTATAGATATAATCAAGATTGTTCCAAGTCTGAGAACCATCACCAATCTTTACTTTGCCGGTGTCTGTTTCAAAACCGAATTCTCCGGGGTTTAGAATCGGATCGTGATTTACCCAATCATTTGATGGACCCCTTCTTACTTGAATTAAACTAGCCATGTTATAACTATCTCCTTTTGTATTTGTTAGCTATGGTCTTGAACTACAGTACCACCATCAATATTTAATAATTCACTTGCGAATACAGAATCAGGCTTACCACCATCAACATATCCGAAATAAGCATCTGAATAACCTATAGCTCCGGTTTCAATTGGGTTTGAAAAACGAAAACCACCCAAACCATCTGCTGTTAATACTTGATTTTCATTTGCTGTATCTACATTTGTTAAATTCGCTATCTGATTCATCATGAAATTTAGATAAGTATTCGCTGAAATCGTTTCTGCAGTTAGCTTATCAGTGACAGTAATATTTTGTCTTGTGACAGAAAGCCGACCATCCGCAGTAATGAGGTCGCCGGATGGACCAGTAATTTTACCCACAATATGAATACCCGCATTTGCGGTCAACTCTTGTAAACTGTCTACTTTAAGTATACTAGCCATGAAATTATCTTTTTATAAGTGATGATTATTATTTTGTATTTAGCTTCTTTTATTTTCTCAAACGATTGTTAAAGTTCCTTTTAACGTAATGATTCCATCAAGTGTTATTGGTCCAACCATCATTGCATTTTCATCTTCACTGATATGCATATCACTTCGAATTTTGTTTGGTGTTGAAAACATTGGATGAAATGCTTTTTCTGTTTTTGAATTATGTGCTGAACTGCGGAATCCATGAGCAATAATTTCAATAACAATCACATCATCTTGCTCTCTTTCACTCATAGTTATTGTCTTATTTATGTAATCAATATCAAAATCAGTCTCTGAAATACGAAGACCATTTAGATAAACATTGATTCTTTCACCACCAGTTATTGACATCTTCAATTGAAATAATGTTTGACCTTGAGCCGCTGTAAATGTTTCTCTTGAATAAGAGGATCTGGCTAAATCTGTCACACCATTTGTGCCATACAAATCAACAGTATCACCAACTTCAGGTGGTTGAACAAATTCAATAAAATTACCATTCGGATCAATAAGATAATCTTCAGTCTCTTTGAGCTTGATACCATTCATAAAAACAAGAACAGCATTACTTTCATATTGAATACCAAATGCTCTTCTTGTTCCATCTCCACTGTATACTTTATGTTCTTGTAACCTCTCAACAGAAGGTTGATTTCCAATAAACGGCATGTTATGATCCTGTTAAAGTTGCTACTTGGTCTTCAAGAGCTTGAAGTCGGTCTAAAATATTTGCGAAATCTGCAACATCAATACCTGCGATTTTACCACCAACAATATGAACATCTGTTCTTTCAAGAATATTACTGATTGGTAAATTATAACCAATGATTTCAATTTGGTCTGTTGGTGCGATTGTCAATGTAGTTGTAGCTATACGAACATCTACTCCGTTTTCTGCTACATAAGTATCTGCCATCAAATAAGTTCCGTTGACAATAACAGATACATTACCTGGAGAATATCTCACATAGAAGGTGCTGAAGCCCGCATTTGTGGTTGTGTCCGCATTTGACCCTAAGAGTTTTTGATGGTCAATTGTTGATGTGGGAAGTATTGTTTTGTGAGTGTTTCCAATAAAAGGCATATTAGAATAAAAGTAGTTTGTTAACGTAACTTACATGATTTCGACGATTATCACTATAAGGTGAGTAGTCTTCATGAACCCAACCATAATCATTGCGATAGATTCCTAAGTAAGCACCATTTTGCGGTGCTGCCCAAGCATATTTTGGAGCGTTATATGATTCATTGAACCATAAAACTTTGTCAGCATTTTTGACAACATTACCATAAGTGTAGAGAAATATCCAATTTTTCTTTTCATTACTTTGAAATAGATGGTCATTTAGATTATTTTGACCACTCGCATTAACGTGCGGCCAATGTGCAATCATATCAATTACTTTACCATAATGAAGACTATCAATACCACCAATTGTCATCAAAACCCAACCTGCTCTTGGTGTTTCTGGATCAAGCATTTCTGGCACATATAAATGAGCGCCTCCAATCCAAAAGCCTGGCATGTGTAAACTACCTGAACCTGCTGACCGTATTGCTATATGAATTTCTTGAAGTTTCTTTGTTGTCTGTGGTGGAACAAATTGCTGATTTTGATCATTCTCAGCACGAACACCAGGACCCAAAGTTGTATTGTCCATTTCATAACCAAGAAATATATTCGCATCATTTGCATCATAAACTGCTTCTACATCATGCGAAGTACTTGAAGTTCCCTTGAGAGCAGACATTGGAATTACTGAGTCTGGTATAGTTCCTTCATAGAAATCAAGTTTAGTTAACGCAATTGAGTTATTCGCAATCTTTGATTTTTCAAATGAAAGTTCAATTGAATCAGTAGGTATATTGACTTTTTCAAAATCAATTGAACCATCGGGTATCACTACGGCATCAATTGAAATTGATTGATTTGGTATGTTAATCTTGCTTAGTTCAATCGCATTGTTTGCTATGGTAAGTAATGAATAATCAATTGAATTGTTTGCAATTTCGATATGATCTAATGTAAAACTTTTATGAGGTATGTCTAACTTATCAAATGTAATTTCATTATTCGCAATTGATATTCGGTCATAATCAATTGATGCCTCAGGTATGATAATATGATCTAATGTAAAGCTTTGAGATGGAATATTGATTCGATCGAGTTCGATCTCATTTTCATTGATTGTAATTTTATCATAAGGTACAGGTGCTAAACGATTAGGTAAGATTGAAAAGAGAGGAACTGTAAGTTTAGCAAAGGGAATTTGACCATCGTTAACTGTTACTTTGCTGTAGGGAATTTGTGTCATCTTATCGGGTGTGACAAATCCCGCAGGCATCTCTTCTAATTTTGAGAATTTTAACGCACCATCTGGTATATCAAGTTTCGAATATGGTATTGAACCATCTTCGAATGAACTGAATCTTGTGTGAACATTGCCGGACACGGCATCCAGAAGTGAAGCACCTTCAGATGAGAGTAGGGGTGCCTTTAGACGAATTCCCTCAGAACCTTCAGGAGCTTGTATTTCATCTACAATTAGAACACCGGCCATTTATTCCTCAATATAAATTTTACTTGTTTACCAAATAACATGTTAACTTCCTTCCAGGGCAGTAACTCGATTTTGTAAATCTTCAATCATTTGTCGAAGTTCAGATAAAGGATCGATACCACCAGCTGTCTTACCATCATGAATACGAATTTCACCGGTTGGTTCATGGTCTTCATTTGTGACCATAGAAATCACTCCTTTTTCGCCAGTATATGTTTCATGGTCAGAGGAGGTTCCTCGAAGGTGTTTGATTATATTTCCCATAGTGTCTTTTATAATTGTTGAATTTACTTATTATTTATCTATTGAGAAATGTATACAATCACTGTAGCAGCAAAAACGAAAAGGTATGAAAAGACAAACACACTGATTACTTTTGGATGAAAAAGTTCTTTGCGTGTGAATAAACTCTGAAAGAGTCGATAGTCATTCCAGAGTTTATTTTTGATACTCATGATGATAGGTAAATAAAGTTTAATTGATGGTAATTACCAAGGTAGAGTTGTGAACTACCATTGGTATATAGACCCATAGCAAATGTATCACCAACTTCTCCTTCTAAAAGCCAATTACCTGTAAGTGTTTCATAATTGCGAGTAGCCTGGTGTAAACCATGACACCATTGAGAGGAAGGATACCAAGTACCATTTCTGTATGGTTTGAAATAAGCATAATTATCAACAACGCCAGCTGTGTTTATAAAAAGTGAACAGAGGCAAAGATATTTTCCAGACAATGGTACTGTATAATCTCCTGTGCTAATATTATATCCATTATGTGTGTCTATTACAATTTCTTGTAGTTTAATCCGAGTACCTGCGTGAGTTGTATGTGCGGAGCCATTATGCCGAACAGCAAGTATTGGACGATTGAATTCTTCAAAATGTTCAGAAGTTGCCTTTGCGATAGTCGACATATCATGATTGAATTTCAATTCACCACTGTCTGACTTGATTGAGTAGTTGTTTGGAAATTCAATTCCTGATGAACCATGAATTTTGATCATACCGGCTCCTCTGGCCAAGTGACGTTTTCTGGATCTTGTTCTGTAATATCTCGAAGTGCCTGACGATACTCAAGCCATGCTGCTTGGTCATCACCGGGATAATCAATTGTGGCACGCCAATCTGTTGCCGTCAATCGACGGTCTCTTTCTTCTCTCAATAGTCGAAGTGGTTCGGCTGCTTCGAGTTCAGCAATCTTGTTTTGAATTTCTTTTTCACTTGGCTTAGTTATATCTCCTTCCCAAAAAATTTCACCATCTCGAACTGTGAAAACTGCGCCAGGGCGTAACTCAACTAAGGCTTCTGGTAAAAAGTTATGTTTTATCATTGTTGAAATACCATTCCATATACTTGAATATTTTGACCACCACCACCTTCTGTAGCACGAACAATTCCACCATCACCTGACCTAAAAATTGGCGTAAGAGTGAAGGGATTTGAATAGTCAGTGATTGACCAATCTGCTGGTGTATAAACATATGAATAAGAAAGAGAACATGGATGAGCAGTAGCTGAAATCTCTGAACCAAAGAAAGCAAGACCCTGAGAACTATCAGAAAAATTAGTAATGCTTCCGTCTGAATTTAACAAACCCCAGGAGTAAAAAGACATGTTGCTACTACTACCACTATGCTTATTTGGTCCTCCACCTGAGATATTGACTAAAACTTTATTTGTTGAATTTAAGGTAAATGACAATCGAAGTGAGGAATTGATTTCAACAAAATTTTGGCTGCTTGTCGATATATCGCCACCCGAATACATTTCATGTTTTAGCTGAATCACATGCCCAGCAGGAAATGAAACATTGCCTGTCAATGCTCCATTTGACATCATCACATTGTCTTCTAAGTCCCGTATCTCTTTGATTCGCAAAGCACTAGGCATTTGGTACCTCCGGCCAGTTTACATTGGTCAATTGTCCATTCTCATCCAATTGAGGATCACTGTTTGATGGCAAGTCTCTCAACGCTTGACAATATTCATACCATTCTTGTTTTGGTTCTTGGTCAATACGAAATCTCCAATCTGTTTCAGCAAGTAGCCGATTGCGTTCTTCTTTTAATAGTCGCATTGGTTCGGCTGCTTGGAGTTCTGCGAATTTTTCTGAAACTTCAGACCAAGTAATTGACCATTCGTTTGGATTTTTACTTCTATTTTGTGTAAATCCCTTATTAAATTCTGTTTCAGTTAATCCGTTCCCTCGGAGAGTCCAGTTTTTTACCTTTAAACTCTCCAGCACATCAATTATCGTAATCATACTTTAATCTCCTGCACGACTAATGTACTATATCCTGCCCCGTCATACGGGTTATTGACAACTACTGTGCCAGATGAACTGACAGATTGAAATTCGACATTAAAAGTATAGGTCGCCCCTGACGATAATAAACCTGTTTGGTATGCCATTGAAACTGGCATTCTTATATCAGTTACGCTATAACCTACGTCTCTAGCTAGAGGATAATGCGTTGTAGAACCACCTAAAGTTTGAGCTAGCCTAAAATAAGCTCTTGCAGAGGTCGAAGCTGTTGCAAACCCTGAAAAAAAAACCATCACCAAAACCTTATTATTACCAATCATTGTAATATCAATTCCGGTAAATGGTGTAACATAAGTTGTAGTATCGGTGCTTGTTACAATACCATCAATTTCAACAAAAGTTTGAATCACATGCCCAGCAGGAAACGTAACATTCTCTGTCAATGCTCCATCCGACATCACCACCTGATCGTTCAACAGTCTTAGTTCATCTGTTTTAATTATACTTGTTGCCATTATACCACTGTCCAAACTGAGTTAGCAGGCACTGTAACAATCACACCATCTGCGATTGTGATCGGTCCCGCACTGAGAGCATTTTTGCCATCAGTGATTGTATAAGATTCTGTTAGAATGTTACTGTTCTCATAGAACATATCTGCCTTCGCACCAGCATCTAAGTTGAGTCCTGATGTGTTCACAGCAGCAATCGGAATGCCATTTGCTGTGAGTGAGAGTGATTCGAGTGAGATTGAATTTGCAGTTATATTTATTGCTTCAATGGGTATTGAGTCTTCAGAAATATTCACTACAGCAATTGGAATACCATTTGCTGTCAACGCTAAAGCACTGATTGGTATTGAAGCATCTGCCACATCAATTACATCAATGGGTAATGAGTTTGATGTGAGATTTAGTTTCTCAGGACCAAGTGAATTATCAAGCACTTGAACAACTTCAGTACGATATTCAAACAACATAATATCATCTTTGACCGCTGGTGTATTCAGCAGCACAGAATAACCATCACTTGCTAAGTAATCTTCTTCAGCCAGTCTTACACCATTACGAAAGACCGAAATGTATCCTGGCTGATAACCTTGCGTGGTGAACAGGTCTTGAGATTCTGTAGTGATTGTCTGTTCTTCACGAAACTCAGTTGTTTGAAGAACAGGAGTGTTACCAATGTATGACATGTTATGCTGGTTTTGTTGGCCAGTTGACGTTTGTTAAATTGCCATCCGCATCTAATTGTGGATCAGCGGTTGTTGTTAGGTCTCGAAGAGCTTGTCGATAGTCATACCACAATTGCTTATCAGGATGATCATAATCAGCAAGTCCCCAAGGTGTGTCTGTTTCTGCTAACAGTCGGTCTCTTTCTGCTCTTAGTTGAACATCCGCTGGTGTGACATCAGCTGGTTCAGGAGTGTTACCTTCTGCTAACCATTCTTTGTATTCATCATAGTCACGATTACCAGGAGCGACAGGAATGTGTGCGCCATCTGCTAATCGTATAATCATTAATTCTGGTTGTTGTGATAGTTTATACATATTTGTTTCCTTTATAGTTCTGCATCTGCTGTGTAATGAAACGCCAAAAATTTTCCTAATGCTGTGCTAGTGTGACTATAAATAGTTGCGCCAACATCTCCTAATCTACTAACAACCGGGCTAATGTCTAAATTATCATCGACATTTCTAATTTCGTTTGACGTTCCATCGTTAGGATTATATATTGTAACTGCTGGTGCGGTTCGTTTTTGTGTTATAAACCTTAATGCATAATGTGGTAGTCCAGGGTTTCTATTAGCTATAAATACAACAGCACCTTCATAAGTTGCCGACCCAGGAGCAACAGTATTGTTATAACTTTTCTCAAAGTACCTCTGACACAAACTTAGTTCCAGACCATACGGCCGATGCTCAAATGGTGTGGCAACTGGTCCTTCTTCAAGCTGGACCCCAGTTACTTCTACATAATCATCTATTACTCCCGCAACAGATGCTCCACCATCATCACAAAATCCAAAATTAATATCAGGATGATATGTAAAATTGGCAGAAGTTTTATGAACGGTAAAAGTTATTTCTTTTTTTACCCATGTATTTGTAGAGGGTAGGTCAGCAATTTTGTTATAAAAGCTTGTGCTGTTATTATTAATCCATTGACCAACTTTTAATTGACCAGAAACGTTTTGAGCTTTATAGTAAAAACTAATGGTCATCACACGGCCTTCAACAAACTGTTTATAATCTTCAATACCTTGGCAAATTCTACGATACTTTGTATCTGTAGATTTTACTGTCATTTTGAGTGACTTTGTATTATATAACCCATCTGGTTGATTATCGGAAACATGTTGAATATAATCAGTTCCTGCTCCATCACTATTGAGTCTCCATCTATCTACAGTATAATCATTTGCAGTAAAACCATGTGTTCCATCTGTTGAGAAATCACCTCGTTGACTAATTCGCATATCCCCATTGATAATCTTATTCCGAAACGATAACACTGGTGCTGGCATCTCAACCGGGTTCGCAACCGATAACTCGTTACCTTGTGTGTCTATAATTTGATCAATGTTGCGTAAAATCTTTGCCATGTATTACCTTACTCTACCGTAGTGGGATTGTATGGGGTCCGCATTATACTTAGCAGATGTAATATTCATTTTGACCTTTATTATATTTCGGCATCAGCTTTAACTGGTAAAGCAAGTCTCCACATAACCCAATTATGATTACTTGTTGCAGTTGACCTTAAATCAAATCCAGCCTTGTTAGTAACAATATAAAAACCAGTTGCAGTATTAAGTGTTCCAGAATTGAATCCCGCATATAGAACTTCAGAAGTTGTAACTACAGGTGCTACTCTCATGTGAACCGGAAACATAAAAGGTAATGATTCATAATATGAGAGTTTAGCCATCAATAAATAGGGATAAGGATGATTACTAGAATCTAATTGCCAATAATACCTCTGACATAAACTTAGTTCCAGACCATAAGGCCGATGCTCGAATGGTGTGGCAACTTCCCCTTCTTCAAGCTGAATCATTGCTATATCATAAGTAACTCCATCAGTCAAATCATTAATAATATATTGATTTGATTTTCCTAAAGCAGGTACTGTTGTTTTAAAAGTTCTTGTAAATTTTTGCCAAGAAGTAGTTACATCAATCCAAAAATCATCATTGATTCTTTCTGTTTCGGTATGGTCATAAACAAATCCAAAATTTATTGTAGAAGCTTGACTTGCTTTTATCCAGGCTGAAAGTGTTACTGTTTTTTCATATCGATAATTTTCAATGTTCTGAAATAAACCTCTTCCTCCATTATAACCTTGACCTTCATCCGATATTCGCAAAACATTTACTGTTTGCCCATCAACAACATCAGTTATCTTTTGACTTCTTTTTTTATTATGCCACCAACGGTCGGCAGAATATATACCCCATGAATTATTTCCATTAGTTATATCTTCTGACCTTTGCCAAACATCAAAGTTTCCATTGATAATCTTATTTCGAAACGATAAGACTGGCGCTGGAATCTCAGGCACCTCTGGTATCACAGGTGCGGGTGAATTGACCCATGTGTTTTCGGATGTGCTATAGCTAAGTAGTTCACCATCTTGAGGATCTTGAATGTTCATTTCAATGATGTCAACAGTTGCGACCGTGTTTGTCACACTATTCGCATCATAGTACTCATTCACACCATCTGTTGAGTATGTAATACCAGAGTTGAAGACATTTGAGATGTCAGCAAAGTCATTCATGATCACGGCAGTGTTTGCTTCTAAAGCCTCAATATCATCAGCAATACCATCAATCAGTTGAGCATTTGTATTTGCACGAACAATTGCGTTCTCGATATCAGTGACCTGATCCGCTAATTCTGATAGATTGTTAACGTCAACTGCTAATGATGCAAGTTTGTTTGCTTTACTCATGAATTACCTTTATAGTTCTGCATCAAGATGAACATAACCCCAAGTATATGCTCTACCGGCTGTTTCCGAATAAAATTGATATCCACAATAAGAATTACTCAACTCAAGAGCCGAAAATCCTACAACACCAACTGTAGTGTTTATATTATTTCTATAGTAGGGATATGCAACATTCACGATTGTTGGTGTTGTTCTCATGATTACAGGAAAGGGTGCTGCTCCAGCACTCCAACGATTACCATCCCAGTCGACTCCGAAAGGAAAATATTGAAAATATCTTCGGCATAAAGTTTCTTCTACAGAAATCGGCCGATGCTCAAATGGTGTGGCAACAGGTCCTTCTTCAAGCTGGACTTGAGCAATGTCAAAGGTTCCAGATTGGTTACCAAGTGAATTGGTTCTATCATCCTTATCTGTTCCCACACTAAGATACAAATATAAACCTAAATAATTATTAACTGAACCAACTATTTTTTCACTAATTGATGGAATTAAAACAGTTGCTGTAAATTTTTTCCAAGAAGTTGTTAAATTATGTGTAGTATTTCCAATATAAGCTACGGGGTCGGACCCATCAGTACCAAAAACTTGATAAAATTCTGAAACTATATCTTTATCTGAATCTGCCTTTGCCCAAAAACTTAATGTTGCTGTTTTACCAGCAAGTGTGTTAACGTCTTCAATACTTATTCTAAGATTTATATTTTCCGAAGAACTTGAATCGGTTGTTACTTCCAGCCTTGCGTAATACTTAGGATTACCTGGAACTTCTGTTTGTCCAAGGTCAAACGCTTGTTGTGAAAGTGTGGTAGAACCAGAAGAAATTAAGTTGAGTCTCCATCTATCCGCACTTTGCCATCCAGTACTAGTCTGACTTGTTCCACGTTGCCAAATGTCAAAGTTTCCATTGATAATCTTATTCCGAAACATGTATGAAGAAGCAGGCGCAACTGTATTTCCCAGAGTCAATGACCCGGCACCTTCTACGCCCGTATGGCTTGCTAATATATTTCCGCCAACTGTAATTTCTCCAGCCATTATTCCTCGTCTGTCATGTAGAATCCAGAAACTGCTGGAAGATTACTTCCAGATTTTGTTGGAATGTAAACGAATCCTGTATGGTCAGCACCTATTCTTTCACATATAAAAGAAATTTTATTTTGGCCTTTATTAATGAACGCTCTATACGCATCAATATCAGTTGAGATTCCTGTATTATAACGCATTGAACCTCCTCTCACTCGTCCACAGGTTAGTTCACTATATTCGGCGGCGGTGAAAGGTAATCCGCTATAGAGTTTAACAGCAATTGCATCTTGTGGAATTTTATCTTCAGCTACCCAGCCCGTTGTTATATAAACTAAATTACCAATTCGTGTATACAATCCTGTACCTACACTTACTGGTGTACCATAATCATCAGCATGTCCTGTGTAGCCTTGGTATAACCATTCAAGAAGAATATTCCAGGTTCCTGTTTCAAATTTTGTGAGAACAAGACCACTATTATTGAATTCAATACCATTTGTCTTTAATTGTGCTGCATTCATAATAGGTG